TATCAACGTTAAGTGCTTCCTCGATAGAATCAAAATTTTTCATAACTCTCCTAGATGTCTATACCTTGAGATGGACTTGATGTTTTACCATCAGCAAAGAATGATGTCATTTCATCAAATCCAAAGTCATCACCAAACTCAATTGCTGTATTATCAGCTGCACTAAGAACACCAATCTGAGCATTATGTTCATGTTTTGCAGCGATTGTATTATCGTATGCACGATAGACGGTAATGTTCTGACCACTAATACTTCTGATGAACATAATTTCAGTATCAATTATGATTCGATCATTCGCACTTAAATCAGTGGTTGCACTCACCTTAAAGGTTGTAACCTTATCAGATATTGCACCATCAACAACTGTTGCCTGGTCGTCATCATAATTTTTCTTCGCAGTTGGTGTTGCGCTATATCGAATATTACGTTTTGCGGTTTTAATATTAGTGCTAGTGTAGTAATCAACATCGACTTTCTTGATAAGTCCTTCTGGATTGTCTGCAACTGGGCCGAATAGATAAGTTTTTGCAGTAAACCCTAGAGTATAAACGATAGTTCTACGAGTTTCAAAACCACCCTCATACTGATCACTTTGATTTATACTCTCTAAAACGATTGGTATATCTTTTTTCTCACCAATTGAATCAATTAAATTAATTGTAATATTAAATGATGGTTGAAAATAGGGAACGATTTGTTCCAATATTTGTAATGCATCATCACTCAACTTAGACATAATGCTAAGTTCAAATGAAACATTATATGGAACAGGCATATAAACTTTCTTCGCAGTGGTTCCGTTTTTTGCAAGAAAAGTTTGTGCGATTCCAGTTTTTCGAGTTGGATCATATTGTATTCCCTGCATTTCAAAAGACAATCTTGGAAGAGTTATTGCGATCTCTCTGTCTAAATCTGGTTGTTGTTGAATTCTTGCTAAAAACTTCTGCATTGGGCCATAGGCCAATGGCACTTTTAAGTTACTAAAAGTTGTCCCACTCGCATCCTTGTGTCGAATATTAATATTATTAAAGAGAGTTCCGAAACCGATAACCGTCTTTCTTAATATTTCATGATAGAAGTAAGTCCCTAACATATCATTATTTTTTAACTATTTAGAATGTCCCGAACGGATTACCTTCTGAGAAGTCTAAAATTGCATCTGCCTCAGTTTCAAAGTTTGCATTATCATTATATTGATTTGCATTAAACTCCTCATTTGGATAATCATTTGGTTGATCATAACTAACAGAAAGAATTGTGTATTCTGCACCAGATTCAAGACCTTTAATTTTCTCACCAACTTGGAATTCCATCTTAGTTAACATACTGACATCAAGAGTTCTAGAGTTAGAATCCCATACTTTGACTCTTGCAGTTTCTGAAGAATCTGAAGATACTTGAACAATTTCGTTGAAGACATAATTACCATCTCCAATCGATGTTGCAGCCCCTATTGTAATTGTTGGTGCGGTGGTATATCCACTACCAGCGTTACTAATTCTAATCGCACTAATTGTTCCACCAACCATCACTGCCTCAGCAGTTGCATCAGTTCCTCCCGATGGTGCAGTAGAAATTGATACATTTGGAGTTGTTGTATAACCTGATCCACCAGACGTAATTGTAACGATACCTACAGAACCTAGAGTCGTGATGCCAGCGGTTGCTATACCAGTGCCTGGCACGGTTACAGTGGGTATTCCGATGTATCCACTGCCAGGATTGATTAAAAGAATTTTATCAATAGATTTCGCAGTTCCGATGCCAGATCGAGATGTCATGATTGCGACAGCAGTTGCATCTACGCCAGGTGATGTGCTGATCGAAACGGTAGGTGCAGCTACATATCCATATCCATCATTTTGTAGGAATATCTGTTGAACAGCACCAAAGTTAAGAGTTGTGTTTGCAGTTGCAGTGCTACCAATACCAGATAATATTAGTCTTGCAGCATATCCATCTGTTTGAACAACTCTATCAATTTTCTCAACATTTGTATCAATGACCTCATCCTCATATTCAAATACTTCACATGTAAGTTGATATGTATAATTTTTTCTTAATTGATAGTTTGGTTTTTCAAATTCAACATATTTGATTTCAAATAGTTTACTTCCTAATGGTGAAAATAATAAATCTCCTTCTCTTGGGCGATTTGATATTTCATAATCATCCTCTTGTTGTTCTAAAAATGGTGCAACAGATTCTTCAAATCTTTCTCTGGAAATAACAAATGTAGCTTCAGTTGTAACTCTAACACCAAACTTGGAAAGTATATCTCCTTGTCCAGCATAACCATCAACGTTCATCAAATATGCCTCAAGAGGAAATGCCTGATCAAATCTTGATTCAGTCACCTCTCTCATGATTGTCCTTGATGTCATCAATTTACGAGGAATATAATGGCACTCAAGTCCGTACATCCTTAATTGTTCATTAATTAAGTCTTGTACTAAACCTTGTTCTCCCTGAGAACCCTGTAGAAAAAACGGATTTAACATTATCCAATCATGTCAAGTGGGGGCATTTCATAATCACTTGACATCTTAGCTCTAATTTCATCTAACTCTTTTACACCATCATCATATATCTGACGACCATTCAATTGAATTCCGCCAGGCAATTGAACACCTTGAAATTTAATTAAGTTCTGTCCCCATTGTTTTTTACATAACGCAGTAAAATATCTCTTTAAAAACTGATCATTATAAACTTGAGTGAAATCATTTGGATCTAAGATTCGGAAACAATCAATTACAAAATGATCACCAACATTAATAGTTTTAAAATCTGTATCAATATATAATCTATCTTGACGAATATTAAATCTAAACTTCATATCTGGATTTAATAAGAAAGTAATGTCCTCAAGATAAGTTTGAACCATTGAATACTGAAGAAGATCAATCGATCCAAACTGATACAAATCATTTAAAAATAATTGATACTTAATATTAAATAGTCCATCATAAACAGTGTCTGATCTAATTTTGAAAATCTGATTGACTCCAATTACAGATGGAGGCATTTGTAAGTAGTTTTGATTCTCTTCAAAATTAAAACTTGTAGTTAATCCTACTGTTGATGTTCCAGTTGTTGTTGTAATTCCAGCACTTTTTTCTCCTCCTCTTGCTTCTCCTCTGTCAATATCCTCTTGCGTAATTTTATATTTCAAGTACATTCTTACGATACCATCGTAATGTCTTTCTTGATATACTTGAATTGCATCATCTAATAGATCTTGAAACTGTTCATCTGCGACATTAATTTCTAAGACAGGAAATCCAAGCTGTCTCTTTGCGTAATCTATTAAACCTTCTCTCGAACTTGGTTGGGCCATTCTTCACCTCTAAGTTGAAATACCTGTTCTAACAAGCACATTACCCTCTATAATTTTAAAGAAAGTAGAACCAGAACTTACATTAACATCATATAGATATCTACCCTCAGATAAACCTCTAGTTACAGTTGAACCCATTGATAGAGTAACCTTACCATCAGTGTCTCCAAGTGTCACGCCAAAAGTATTTGCAGTTCCAATTGCAGACTTCTTCATATTACTTGTTCCAGTATAGTTAGAAAAATCTATACTTGAACCAGCAGAAGTTCTAATCGTGAAAGTAGTGTTAAAATCAGCACCAGAAAATATGGTAAGATTTACACCCATTGGAACAGCAACATCTGGATCAAATGTGATTACCTGTTGTGCCATTTTTCTAATTATTTAGTTTTTGGACGAGAGTAGATAAAAGACCTTTAATTTCTCCCAATTCACCTTTGACATTATCGAGATCTTCTTTCATTTTGTTTAACTCATCATTTTTATTTTGAGTTGCTTTTTTGCGCTCCATGTACGCAAGGTAAGCCTTTTTATCTTTGTTAACAATAGCGGTAGACTCTGAATCTCTATAGAGACCATATCTACCCTCAACTGGAATGTGATTACTCATTAGGCTAATGCGATTGCTCTAAGTTCCTTAATAAATTGTGGTTGTGCCTGATTGGTTCCAACCATATCTATCTTAATTTGGAACGCAGTAAATGGAGGTAATTCTCTAGATGTGAATACATAATCTTTAAATTCTAAACCAGATGAAGGTGGAACTGGATCATCAGATCTTCCACTGTTATTGGAAACATTAATTATGTCACCATTCTGATCAATATTGTCAAAGCCAGGGAAGAGTTCAAAGTCTTTCTCCATACTATTTTCTGTAGCACCTTGAGAAAGAACTTTAAATAATACTCGAATGTCCGCACTGTCTCTTCTGTAAGAAGAAAATTCAACTTTAAGACTTGTTGCTGGATTCTCTAACTGAATCATCTTAGAAACATATGTTGATGCACAAGGATCTTGAGTTGTGCGATTAACTCTAGAATCTGTTGCAAAATTAGATACTGGATTGTTAAGTCTATTTGAGGTTAATACCATAGCAACTCTATCCAAATCAACAACAGGTGAAACATCCAAACTTCCAGTTCCAAACAAGATCTCTAGTGTCATTGACTTGTTGCCTGGCAATTCAGATAGTTTTGCATCTTCATTAACCTTAGAGGCAATCATTCGAGGAGTTTCAAAATGATTCTGACCACTAATTGCAATTGATTGGAATCCTTGATCAACAAATGATGATTCCTCACCACCAATACTTGTGGCAGAAATTGTTCTGACTCTAGCTGCGACTGATGTTCCAGTAGGAGTAACTGTTTGAATATTAGGTGTTAAAGTTTCAAACTGAACATTTTGAGATGCTTTTGCATTTGTTCCACCACCACGTTTTGTTGATGAGAAGAATCTGTCTGGAAGAGAACCACTACTTCTATCAGTTCCATCACTATCCATATCTACCTTAATATGATAGAAATCTAAATCTTTACTATTTGGAACTGTTGATGAAGGACTATTCATATCATGAGTTTTATTGATTCTTCTAAGAGAAACTCCAGCAAACTCATATTTTTTAATAACATCACCAGATGAATGACTTATCTTTAATGTATTGTCAATACCTCTAGTTGTGATACCTGTGATTGATCCGTCTGCAACTCCTGTATAAGATATAATTTCATTACCAAGAATTGCGTAACCATAGTTTGTTGTTCCAACTCCAACTCCCTCAAATGTTGCAAAGTTAGATGATGCAACAACAGGAATATCAGCTGATGAATCAAAGTCATAATCCGCTGTCAATTTAGTTGATGGAACATCGGAGTCAACATCTGAAATTACAACCAAGTTATTAAAAGCATGCATTCCATGAGCACGATGATCAACTTTGAAATGTAAACCATCGTTTGTAGAATCTACTTCAAATGATGATATTGTGGATCCACTTCCAACAGTTTTTCCATCAATTCCAATAACTGTTGATCCGTTGTTAAATCCTATTGTTCCAATACCAGTAACAAATGATCCTTGAATGTTATCAATTACTATACTGTTTGTTGAAGTAATTAATCCAACAGAAAGAACAGCCCCACTTCCATTTCCAAGACCTAGTGTTCCAATTCCTAAAGTGTCACCGACAGCATAATTCTTTCCGCCATTTGTAAAGGTAACAACACCAATTTCACCATTGTTCACAGTTACATCACCAATGATTCCAGTTCCCTCTCCAGTTTGAGTGACCATTGGAATGTCTGAATATGTAAGAACTCCATTAGAAGGTGTATATCCAATGCCAGGATTAATAATTGTAACATCATTAGATCCATTAATAGTTGCGATACCAGCAGTGCTAATGAGAGTTGCAGATGCGTTTAGATTATCAAACTGACTAATTGTAACGCCAGGAACTAATCCAGCAGTTAAAGTGTTTGATATCGGTGTTCCTAATCCAACAATTGCTTTTCTAGATAAAGTTTTGATTGGATTTGGTGGTAACTTGATTATTTGACTATTACCCTCAGCCAATTGTGGGCTATAGAATCTACCTACGCCTGGGAAGACATTAAATCTTGCCTTATTGATTGTAAATTTCAAATCTTCAAATTGACTTGCATCCCAAGTTGCACCGTTCTGTGATTTGAATAATGAACCTAAGTATGGTTGTTGACTGATTATAACTTGTTCATCATCTGGTAAATTAGCAGTTGATATATCAATCTCACCCATTCTGGATATCCAAACTTGATAATTTTCTGAAGCACTTATGAGAACAAGAGCATATGATGTTTCTCCATTTAGATATACAGGAGAATCAAATGTAAACCTAGTTGCAGCAGAGGCATCCTCTGACACATTAACTTCATCTGGATTTCTTACCACCACACTAAATGGAAGTATTTCTTGAGTTGGTAAACCAGTATTAGTAGTCCTGATTTGTAATGTTACTGGTAACGCATCATCTTTTGCTAGGAAGAAACAGTCAACCGATGTAATAAAGACACCAGTAGTATTTTCCACAAGAAAAGTCTGAGCTACAGGATCAAGCCACTGACGAAGTTCTCTTCTATTCATACCACCCAATGTGTTTTCAACATTGGTTATATTTGTTATCTCTTCAGTTACGTTGGTAACATTAGTTACGTTGGTAATCTGAGTGATTTCATTAGTGATCTCATTAGTTACGTTAGTAATATTATTAATAACTGTTGGAGGTGGAGGTGGTAACTCCTCAACGTTTACGGTCACACCAGCCACAGAAACGTTTCTTGGTGGGCCAACCTGTCTTGTAATCCTATCATTAATATTTCTTTGTTCAAAAGCAGATACTCTTTCAATTACAGGAACTCTAGAACTAACAATCGTTTCCTGATGAGTCTCTAATTCACCAGCAGAAGCAAAGTTTGTTTCAGCAGAACCTGTAACAGTTCCAGCAAGTGTTGAGTTTGTTGGACTTGTAGTTAATCTAATTGTTTTAGTTCCAGTTTCAAATCTTGGAAGAGCATCTATATTTGGATCTGGAATTGAAAGAATTCCCACTAATTGACCTAAATTGTCAGATATTAATCTAACGTCTGTTACCTCTGCTTCTGCACCACTTGTTGAACCAAATATTTTTAATCCAACATTACCACCAATACCACCTTGAAATTCACCTTGAACTTGTGAAGCAAGACTAAATGTATCAAGATTTAAAAGAGTTGTGGACGTGGAATATTCCGATGAAATTCCAGCATCTGGAAGATATGGATTGGTTGATAAAGTTTTTGTTGGTGCGTCATATGGGCCTTGCATATGATCTGGTGCAGCGAGTCTACATCTAAATGCATTTGATTCATTCCTAATTGTTTCACCTGTTGCAAAAGCACCTCGAATCATTCTAACTTCAAGAAGTTTTGGTGTGCAGAATTGAGTGACATCAACATTATCAAAGAAAACGTAAAAACGAGTTCTAGGTTTCATTCGAGTTGTAAAGAATTCGATATTTCTTTCTCTCATGAAAGGAATAATATCACGACTAACAACTCTATCTCCCATTGACTGTCTGGTCATTCTTGGAGTCACTTTAAATTGAATTCCCTCTCTAGATCTAGATGAAGTTTGAACAACATCTTCAAATCTTTGTGCAGTTGTTAACTGTACACCTTCAACAACGCTACCTCTTTCTACCCATCGTCCGTTACTTACAACTCCAGCGTTTAATCCTCCTAGTCCATTAGGAACTCTAACTGTTTGTTGGGTAATATTATTACTTGCAGCTTGAGGTATTTGATCTTGAGAAATATTTCCTAAATTTCTTGTTGATTCTTCTTCCCATGTGTTTTCAACAGTTTCAGACACCCAATCAGTTTCCCAAGCACCCCAATCAACTTCACTAAATCCAGTTTGAGTATTAATGCCTAGTCTAGCAACCGCAGCATCATATTCATCTGTTCTCTCCTCTATTCTTGCATCTAATCTTTTAGTATCAGTCCAAGTATCAGAATCAGGATTTAAAGAAATATTTCCATGATAGAAAATTATTAGATATGGGTTAACATTTTCACCTCTTGAGGCATATATTTGTTTAATATATTCTTCCTCTGTATATTTTAAGGTTAAAAGTCTACCTGTTTTTTGAATATTCTGACCATCAATATCATTTAAGTGATTTAGATCTAAAGTTGGATTTGCAGTTTGTCCAAGACCTATAAATGCTCTAGATCCAACAACCATGTCTAAACAAGTTGTATAATGCCCAGGCCTTAGGTATCCATTTTTTGCATCTGTACTTGCTGAGAAATCTGGATGTCCGATCTGATGAGAATCGTGTTTTTTAAAGTTATCTACAAAAAATCCTGATTTAAATCGATTTAAACCGTTTGAATCAACAACTTGCAAGTTTGCGGTATCACTTTCTAAAAGTGATAGTCGAGTATAATATTCAACGTTTTCAAGTCTCTTCTCAAGTCTTCCAATATCTGACATTGTAAAACGTTTATGATTCGTTCTTACAATTTTAACATCTTGAGCTTTCTTTACAAAAGCAGGTAATGATAATTTTGCAACTTCTATCGAATCATCAATCGCTTGTGGGAATTTTGGATCATCAGCTGGAACACCTTCTAGATATACAAATTCACCAGATTTATCTAAGAATAACTTATCCCTTCTTGGTAGGAAATAATTGTAATTAACAATCAAGTTCTCTTCTGGAACTAAAGGATCTGGAATATTATTTGATTGTTCTGCAAAGGATCTTGATCTAAAATCAAAAGGTGATATGGTTGATGAGGTGTCATAAGTATTAACTCTAGGACGAATATCAATTAAATCAGCATTTGATCTTTGATATTGTCTATTTGATGATATTAAATTTTGAGTGCCTGCTGGATAACTTGATGCATTATAGAAATCTCCAGTGTCATCCGATGTTACAAAGAAGTTTTTAAATACAACTTTAAGTCTATTTGTTGGCTCTTCAAAATCTTTTTTCCTTGTTATAAACGAGAAATCATAGTATGTTGGTTTAATATTTGGATCTAAAACATATTGATCAGTGATATTACGATCACCTTCTGTAGTGGATGTTACAAGAGCAGTGATACCTGATTTCTCTGTAGAAATTCTTTCACCAATGTTAAATCTACTCTGATTTAAGTAAACTACACCTAATGTTGTTGTAGTTGGTTTTTCAACAACTATTGCAACTGCACTACTCTGTGATCCAGTAATTTTTTCACCAACGACCAAATCGGCATTATTTCCACTTGGGCCACTGTATGTTGTCAAAGTAACCGTTGGTAAATCAGGATCTCCAGCATCATTAGATTCAATAACTGCTAATAACTGACATGCATCTGAAACATTTAGAGATATTTTATCATCTTGAACTCTAGTTCCGAATATAGAACTTGTTGTTAATCCATCATTTAAACTATTTGTTCCGATTCCAGAGGCAGATAAAGTTGATCCACTGACAACTAATACATTTGAATCATTTAATTTTTTGAGTTTATTTTTAATTTTTGATTTAAGAACAGTTGCAAATAGATTTGCCTTTCCTGTTGATTTACTCAATGCAACAAATGTAACTGTCTTTTTATCAGCTGATATTTCTACTTGACTTTGTTTCAATGGTTCAATAGATCCATCATCATATGATATAAAATATCTTTCCTCATCAAATGGTTGGAAAAATAAATCTGTACCAGCATTAGGAGATGTAAATTGACTATCAGCTACTGTGATATCTGAATATTGTTTTCTTAATTGAATTGTTGTATTAGTTACATCTAAACTTTCAATATTTACACGACTTACTGGTGTAACTAAACTATTTGCAGATAATGTAAATGTTGCTCCACGAAGAATAAGATCATTAACATCTATTGATCCAGAAATTAAACCATCAGAAACACCTCCATTACAAACGCCAGGAACAGATGTAATACCTGAAATATTAATTTCATTTCCGTCTGTTGATACTCCAGTAATTCGATTAAATCTAGGAATAGTTTCGCCAGGAACTGTGTAACTTACAATATTATTTGATGTAATGATACCAGCAAAGTTTCTCCCTGCAGCGGTTATAATTCCTGTATTTCCACTAGTATTACTTAATCTTAAATTTCCAGAAACAAAATTTGTAAGTTTAACTCCATTGTCAAGTAAAACATCTGCCTCAAATGTTGAAACTCCAACAGCGCTCTTTAAAGATTTTACATCATTAAATTCAAAAGCGTCAACTTTAGTAATAACTCTTCCATTTTGAACACCATTAATCTTAATTGATTCATCTTTTAAAAACTTTCCTTTTACATCAATCAAACTAAAATCAGTAACATTAGTTCCTGCTGATTTAACAAATCCTGTTGCTCCGCTTCTTGCACCCTCAATATGATCTGAAACTGATAAGGATGTGATCGCTGTTCCAACTTTAATGTTTGTAAATGTTTTAATATCAAAAATTCTTGTCTCATAAAGTGTTGTTTCATTTACAAAACTACCAGATTGAGCTTTAAAATCATAAAGTCTTGCAAGTCCTATTTCACTACCACCATTACCTCTTCTTCTATCTAATAAAGATATTGTTGCAGTTGTTCCGATTCCTAAACTTGGAGATCCAAAAATATTATTAACAAATAAAGGATCACCTGTTTGATAAGTTACTGCCTCTTGTTCAATTGTTTTTGTTGTTCTTGGTTTTGTAACATCTATAAAATTAGTAGATATTTTATCAATTGCGTATCCCTTTACATATGCTTTTCCAGGCGATATTTGAACCACCATTAGATCATCTGATGGTATCTGTCCTGATTGTGTTTTTTGTTCTGATGTATATATTCCTTTATTTCCAACTTGATCATTTAATGATTCTTTTGCAAATACTTCAAAAGGTTTAATGTAATAATCTCCAGACTCATCAAAAGTTCTTTTAGCTAAAGTGTCATTAATTAAATTATATTGAGTATCTTTTACAAACTTTTGCATTTCGCCGTTGTTTACACGAGCGATTTCTATAAAATTCTGATCATTTGTATCATCTAAATTTTTCTTTATAAGACTAATTTTGATTTTAAGTCTATCTGCGCCAGGAGCAGCGAAGTTTGTGAACCCTGAAGCGTTATCATTCAAAGATGGGTCTTCATCAGCAGTGATAAAATCTTCTTGAACATCAAATCCTATTCTAGCCGATGGAGAGTTATTATATTGATCTAATATTAAAGTTTCATTTTGTACTTGAGCAAATGTTCCACGAACAAAATATACACCTTCTCCAATAGACATTGTTGAACCAATGGTGCTTGCACCAAAAGATATTGTGTTTGCAAACGGTTCATTTGCAGCAATCACACTTGCACCATAAACTATATCTTTATTTGCAACTAAATTTTCACCATCACTAAACACGTCTTGAACAAAATCACTACCAGATTGCTCGTATTTAATATAAAGTGTTACATTTCCTCTTTCAGAATCTTCTTTTGAAAGAACTTTTTTGATGGTAGCAGTTACACCAGATGTACTACCAGTAATTCTTAATCCAACGAGTTGATTTAGATATAGAGAAACTGGAATACCTAGAAATGAATCATTGATTTGAACACAAGTAGCATTACCATCAAACGTTAGGTTGCCTGGAATTACCTTAGATCCCTCTTTAAAAAAGTGAGTACCAAACTGTTCAATCTGATTTTGTAAAATAGACTGAAGAGTGCTAAGTTCTCGTGCTTGAACAGGAGAGCCTGGTTTAAAAAGAACTTTATAAAAATTTTTATTTTTATCAAAATCGTCAAAATAAGGATTGACGTTTAGATTGGTTTCTTGTGGCATGATTCTTTAAAATTCCAGTACGATCTTGATGTCTTCTTTCTGTTGTGAACTGCGAGTAACAGCAGCTCTATTATCAACGTAAATGATATCACCGCTATATTTTTTCACCTCTGGGTTAGCAACACCTTTCACGAAACTCATTCCTAAATTGAAAGTCCTACTATTTATTGAGGTAGAAAGACCAGGCTGTGAAGAAGTTCCGAAATTAGTATCTATATTTAGATTATTTGTTCCACCGAATATGGTTGTTCCTGCTCCAGTTGCAGGGTCAGCGCTAAATCTAAACAATTCATATCCATATGTAGGTGCAGTTCCATCAGTTGATATTGCAAGTCTTCGATCTTGCCAATATTTTAGAACTCCTGTATTTGCATCATAATTAATAACTCTACCAACAGCTGTTGATCCAATACCAATTTCCTGAGTAACCTCAGAATCAGCTGTAAATGTTGTGGTTGTTGATCCAGCACCAGTTAGTTTTAGTGCATAAACAGCACTCGCTTTTTGCAAGGTTAACTTATTCTCTGATCCAAATGCAAGAGGATCTCTACAAAGTCCTACACGAGAGAATTGATTTCCTGTAATAAAATCTGGGTTTGATGCATCGTTTTCTAAACGTGAATATATTAAAACACGGTTTGCACCAAGTTCTCTGTAAATATCTGCACCATGACCATCTTGCGGTGGAATGATTACATTAAATGCAGCATCAGTGGATCCTGATGGATTAGTCACTCCAACATCACTTAGTCCAACAGAACCAAAAGTGTAATTAGAACCACCATTAGTTATTTCAACAGAATCAATTTTACCAGCAGCGTTTACAGTAACAGAACATCTACCACCACTTCCATCTCCGTTAATTGGAACATTGTTGTAAGTTGCAGCAGTTCCATAACCAACACCACGATTTGTTATTGTGACAATTTTTAATTGTCCACTAGTTGAAGCATTATTTCTAACTGCAGCAGTATCATTTCTTGTACTCCAATTTTGTGGTAAAGGTATGAAACTTGTTGAGTCAAACTTGATAATACTATTAGGATCAATCGTAAAAAGATATTTCCAAATGTATCCGTCTCCAGATGCACCAGCAGATCTTGGTTCTAGGTCTGTGAATAATGGTTCATCAAGAGATGGTCTTCCAGATGTGTTCTCTGGATTTGTTCCATTTTGTAGACAAATATAAACTCTGAAATTTGAGTTCATTACATAGTAATTTGTGTCATACAAATTAGTAGAACTTGTTTGTGGAGACAAGTTAGATCGAGAATAATCATCTCGATACATTTCATATGTTGTGCCTGATGACCAAGATATTTTTCTAACAACTCTTGCGATATCATCTGAATTTAACTTCTTGAGAGCAATCATCGTATCCCAATAATCATTCTCTTCACTAAAAGAATCCTTTGGTGCTGGTGGATTTTCATTCCAATCTGATTGAAAATCTGCTGGGTTTGGAAGACCAATCCACGCATAATAACTGTTCGTAGTTGATGCTATACCAGCTACAAAATTTTCCGAGTTTAATATACGCAGTTGATCAGTTATAATGGCTGACATTTTATCAAAGACTTTTTGTTTTTATTTATGTTAGTTATAGGATTCTTTTAAATCCCTAGTTCTAATGATCACAGGGCCAGTTTTAATTCCTGTAACACCATCATTATTAATAACAGTAAATGGACTGACACCTTTCTTATTGAAGTCATGTAAACGACCCCAAGAAAACTTACCAAAGAATCCACTTCCAATACCAATACCCTCAGTTGAACTTACGCTTACAGTAACTCTTCTCAAAGTAGTTGCACCAATTCCAAAGGCAGGCCCTTGTATAGTTTTAGCACTATGCACTCTGTATATATTATCTAGGAAGGAAGTTCCAATTCCTACTGGTGAAGTTCCAATCGCATTTTCATAAGCAGTTAATCCACTACCAACATTTGTTTCAAATGCTGTGAAGTAATATCCAGATGCAATACCACTTACAGTGATTGCAGATCCAACAACTGATGCATCACGAAGAACAGAGTCTTGTGGAATAAAGAGATCAAACTGCATTGCAGTTCCGATTCCAGCAACAGTTGATGTACCAATTCCAACAATGTGACCAAAATCACCTTCATATTTAATATCTGATAAAACATCCTGAGTTGTAGATTCTGATTCAACTAATACCAATGGTGGATTTGTGTTGGTATATCCAGAACCAGCATTAGAAATTGAAATTGCAGATATTGTTCCAACACCTGATACAGTCGCAACAGCTGTTGCATTTGTAGATGTTGTTCCGATACCAGCATGAATTGTTCCGATACCAGCAGTAACACCAATTGAAACATGAGGTGCAACAGTAAATCCTGATCCACCATCAGATATTACAACACTTGATATGGTTCCAGCAGCAGAAACAACTGCTGTTGCAGCCACACCTGTTTTAGTTGTACGATCAAGAATCAATACACTTTGTTTAACTTCAACAATATCATCAACTTGATTGAATAATGGAACTGCTGTATCAGTAAACACCTCTGTAGAACCAGCAGATACACTCTTAATAATATATGCTGTTGGACGAATGCCAGGCTCTAATTCAACTCTATCTTTACCAATTCCTATATTATTGACAAATACATCCTGTGTTTGTTTCTTCCAAGTTACTGGTCTTTGTAGTGTTCTAAGTGTTGTAATACCAACATCAATATAAGTGTTAGTCGTTACAGAATCAGATGTAGTAATACCAGTGACTGTTCTTGGTTCTTGCTGATAGAAATCATCTAAACCAACATCAGGATATTTATTAATTGTAAGACTATCACCTGTTTTTACTGTTTCTAAAATATCAACATCAAGAACATCATGTTCAGATCCACGATAATAATAAAGTCTTACTTTATCATCTGATTTTGGAGCTTCTAAAAATGTAATTTGAGATCCACCATTAAACACATAACTTTCAAAAGGAATTTGAAGAATATCATTCAAAAATACTAAACAGTTATCTTCAACACGAATTGGAGATCCTTTTCCAGATCTTAGAGTAATTGGAGTTTCAACTGCACCAATTGTTTTTGTAATTGGGAATGTTTTTCTAGTACCATCAAATAAATCTTCAAATGTATTTAATTTTTCTAACTCACCAAAAGTAAATCCAGCAAAACTATCATTGAAAACATCAAGAACGGTTAGAGAGAAAGTTTTAAATGTACTACCAGCAGATGCATCAGTTAAAATACCAGCTTGTCCACCCTCTTCAATTGAAAGAACATCATTAATTTTATAATTGTATCCAAAGTTTGTAATTTGGAAATTAATTATACTTGAAGCAGAACCAACACGAACTGATACAGATGCACCAATACCTGTAGAACTACCAACTAATCTCATATTTTCATAATTAAGTGGTTTTTCAAATTCAAGATTTGGAGGTGATGACTGACTAAATCCTGATCCACCATTTGTAATAGTCACAGAGGTTACTAAACCAGCAGTAACATTTGCTGTACCTATTGTTGTAACACCAGAACTTGTAACAGCGCTGACAAGAATATTAGTTTGTAGTCCAACACGATATCCAGATCCACTATTGCCAATTGAAACAGATGTTATTGTACCAGCGGATGACACAATAGCAGTTCCGCCAGCTGCAACTAAAGGTTGATAACCAAATGATGCACTTTCTCCAACAGAAACAATGACACCACCTCTAGGAACTGATGATACGTTTACATCATAACTATTTGTTACACCCACACCTGTGAAACTTACAGATGTGATACCAGCAGTTTCAGAAATAATATAATCATCATTTGGATTTTGGAAAATTTCATTTAGAAGTAAAACACCAGTATTAGTTGCAAAACCAGTTACATCCGAACCACCAGATTTCAAAATAAAGTTTGTAGCAATTCCTGTGAATTGTTCCTGAACCGTATCAAATACAAAATTATTCGTGTACGTTTCTTGACTTCCGCCAGGAATACCAGTATGTGTAAAGACTCTACCCACAAATGTAGATGTGGTTGTTAAACCAGATGGGCCTTTTGAACCTTTCGGTGCATCTGTAAAGTTAATTGTATCTTTAACAATTTGATAGTTACCCAAGAACTTGGTTACAGTATCACCAGCACTATGATCTGCAATTACAGAATTAAGTTGACCTTTTCTAACCAAAAATTGATTTGTTGCTCCGATACCAACAGTATCAATCTTCATAAATTCATCATTAATTTTAATAATATCTCCAGAGAAGAATGAAGATATGCCTATCACAGTGATGAAATTAGATGTTCGTAACGAATCAGATGCTAATGTTGTATTAACAGGTGATTGAATTGCTGGACTTTGAATGTTATTATCAAGAGTAATTAAAGCTTTAGAGTTAAGATTTTTAGATGTAAACGCATGAGTTGTTCCAACACCTACAGCTGATACATCAATAACCTTGGGAATAGTTTGAAGTGCTTCAGCAGCAGTTCTAGAAAGTTTAAATTTATTTTCTGCAACTTTAACTGCAAATACTGTTGATGGTAATTTATTTGTAACACCAATTCCACTGATTGAAGTTGTTCCAATTCCGATACTCATTGTTGTACCAGCACCAGTTGGTGTATATGTTAATTCTTCACCAGTCTGGAAGAAGTGATTATTAACAATAAATTCGTTATTTGTGACATCAACAACAGCCTCATCTGATGAATCAAATACTTTATGGAAAATTGAATCACCATTATGTTCTAAATTAAATGAGAATTTAACATCATTCTCAGTTCCAGTATATGATCCGTCAGTCGATTTAAATCTAGAATTAGTAAATGTAACTAAACCAACACCACTAGATCCAATTTCACTAAAGTTGTATTGAAATACTTTAGTTGTTATCGCTTTATTTGCTGGAGGAGTTAGTCGAAGTTCAATATCACCACCAGTTGCAGACGAATATCCAACACCAACAGTTCCAATACCAGATCCATTAAAGTTATCAATATAACCAAATTCTGTAAAGTATGGAGTGGTTTGATCATGAATTGCAGTAACTTGAGTAACTGCATACTGGTCGTCTGTTGTGTTATGAATTTCAATTAAGGCATCAAATGCTGTATATGTTACAGAATTAATTCCACTGATTCGAGTTGGTTGAGGAGTTCCTGTTGCTGCAATATTTGTTGTTGTGGTTAAAATTTCAGTGCTTAATACTGATGTACTTCCAATTCCAGTCGCAGTGCCACCAATAGCGACTTGATGAACTCTCATTGTAACGCCAATTCCTGTATGAGGAGTGAAATAAACACTTGTAATTCCAGATCTTACATCTGCACCAAATGTTCCAAGCCCAGCGTTTGGAGAGTTACTTTGAGAAGTATTCTCATTAATCATCTGTGCATAATCTAAAAGATATACTTCTTCACTATCATTTAAGACAATTAACTCATTTAGTTGAGTTCTTTCTGAACCACCTAATTCTTGAGTTTGTATGAATAATTTACTGGTTGTAATTGCAGTTGATCCAAATCCTACAACCTGAACTGGAGATGGATCTGTAGAACCAATACCAGATTTGCTAGAGATGACATCATATCCTGTTCCAAGTGATAATGAGCTGATGCCAGTTTGTGTATCTTTAAATGTTTCAATTGCAAATAATCTTAATGCATAATTATTAAACTTAAATTTAGCTGGAGAAAATCTTAAATTACCAATAACTCCAGAAACATTGAAGTCAAATTCTCCAAGGTCAATCTGAGTTTCAACACGACCAAAAGGCAATATATATCCAGCAGATCCATCATGAAGTAGATTAATTTGAATTATTTCTTTTTCTCCAGAGAATCGAGTATCAAATATCAGTGCATAAAACTTAACACCGTCAATGTCGTTAATATTAAAACCAATTACATCTGAAAATGCAGTTGCACGAGGCAAATCATTAAATTCAGAACTTACGCTATCAATAGTTATGACTCTATTAGTTCTTGATTCAATGTAATCAGTTAAAATTCGATTATCAAAATTAATTTGATCAGAAACAAGTGTATCATCAATAGTCTTAGAATTTTCGGTAACAAGATCAAAATCATAACTCATATGCATTGATTCATTTTCACTCACTAAATCAGCAACAACTATAACAGGAGAAGATGATACTCCAACGGATGCATTGCTTCTATTCTTATCGTCAGTAGATGCAGTTGATACAATACTTAAATCTGCAAAGTTTTTAAATCCAACAACATGACCAAGACTGTTTACTGGATCTTTCCACTTTTCATATGAAATTGGACTTCCTAAAGAATATGAGAATGTTTGATAATAATCATTATCAGCCAATTTTTGTAGTTCTGTGTTTAATTTTCCTGTTTCTTTTCTGAATCCACTTCTAAATTGAGAGTCTGAATCAATATTGAACATTGAATTAAACTTAGTGGCTTGTTCAATTATTCCAATTGATTTAGATGATGAACCGTTAATTGATTCACCAGCTTTGAACGTGTCATTAGATAATACTTTCAAATACTTATTATCTTCATTCCAAGCAACAACAGTTCCTACTTTATCACCTGTACTTACGGTCTCTCCAACACTAAATTGATTTGGTTCAACATTTATATCAAATTGAGCAAGGTTTTCAAAAGGTATTGCCTGCCCTGATGATGAAGGGCCACTAAAGATGCCTGGGCTTGTGACGGATGAATCTAAATTGTATGATACAGTTGCATTTCCTCCGCCTGGATTTGTGTTTACACCAGTAATTACAAAAGGTTCGTAATTATAATCAGATGAGTTATATCCACTTCCTGTTGACCCAATACCTATGTTTTCGACAAATAATTTATCTCCTAATATAAACGGATAAGTTGTTGAATCATAAGATCCTTCGAGAGTTAAAGTTACTAAGTTAACACCACTTGTAAATGATAAATCTTTAATTTTAATTCCATTATTATTATTTGTAGCAACAATTTTTGGATTTGTACCAGATAAAGAATTTGTGTTAGTTAAGAGTTTAACTTCAGATACAGAGTTTCCTTGAGTCTTAACAGAAGTTATGACCTCCGTTTTAACAGCGTTTGTAACTCTATCAATAATAACAATATTAGGAGGATTAGTGTAATTCTTTCCACCAGAACTAATTCCAATACTTGATATTTTTGATAATCTATCTAATCTTAAAAATTGTGGTAGAGATACAGTTGGTTGAATAGTCCTATCTGCTGAATAATCAAATCCAATATTTTTAATCGTATATCTTCGCAACTGACCAATATTATCACTATTTAATTTTACAACTCCACCAACACCTAATGTTGATCCGATTGAGGTAACAACTGGCAAAGTTTCATAATTTCTTCCTTTTGAAATAAATTTAATAAGATTGATACCACCAATAGCATCTGTAGAAGATGTACTATACTTTAATTTGGTGGCCTCTTCTTTTGTATAACCATCTTTTTCTGGTTGTTGAGAAAGAATGAATGAGAAAGTTGTGCTTCCGATTCCACTTACAAAATAACTACCATTGTATCCACTGGTCTGCACCTTGATACTAGAGAAATTAACAATATCTTTATCAACAATTGGATTTCTCTTAAGTGGAGCGTTAATATTAAAATTAACTGGTGTCAATCTATAAAATAAATTATTTGGTGTATTATCTGTGACTGATAAATCAACTCTTGCAGTTGTAGTTACACCGACTGTTCCAACTCCTACAACTTGGAATCCACCATCTTTAATATTATTAAAGTATGGATTTGTGAAGTTAGAATCTCTGAATAATTCAAAATCAAATACCTGTGTTCTCTTTCCAGATACAACTTGAGTTAGAGAAGTATCAGAAACAGCAAAACCAACTTTATATCCACGAGTTACAGTTAATGGTGGATTAACAAGTGCGATTGTGTGTCCTGATCCTGTTGAAGTTAGATTAATACAATCTGGAATTAACTTTTTAGATTTGAAAGAAGTTTCAGACAGTTTAATTACATTATTATTAATTCTGACTACAAAATATGTAAAGTTATTAATTAAAGGGCTAATTGGACTAGATGACTTGTAAATAATCTTATCACCTGTTTTATATCCATGATTAGGAATTGTAATTTCATCTTTTGAAATATCAACAGCAGAACCTTCAAAATTAACTGAATTAATTAGAGTTCTACGAGTCGTATCATCAAACTCGACTTGGAATGAGGTTGTAATGCCTGGCTCTACTACAATCGAAACATTATCATTTGCCTTTAAATTATGTGGTTCTTTAGTAACGACTGTTGCAACTACTTTTTCAGCAAAACCAGTAATCTCTGGTTTTTGTGGTGTTAAACTATGAACCACACCAGTTCCATGTCCTTTGAAGAACAACTGATATGCAGTTGATCCAATACCAGTAATAGATCCAGTTGATCCAATTGCAACTGGATTTGTGGATAGTCCAAGTAAATTTACACCAGCATTAATTGCAAATACTGGAGAGTTATTTGTCAAACTAAATGTCTGACCTATACCATTGGATACTAAAAGTGGATTTCCTGTATCACTTGAATATAAAAGTTTTTCTCCAGTTTTAAATCCATGATTCTGTAAGAAAATATTTTGAGTAGGAACAAACCTTTCTGTTGATCCACCACCAACTACTTTAAATGAATATCTAATCGTAGAGCCAATACCAACACCAGCTGATTCACCTAAAGAAACACTTTCAAGAGGATTAAAGTATTTTGGAACATTAACTGCTGTTTGTATGTTGGTGTTAATACCAACATTGAATAGTATAGTACGATTCAAAGAAGTAATTAAAGATCCACCTGAATGAGCAGTTCCTAAAACTCCATCAAATTCTCTCTTAACTCTAATTTTATCATTAACATCATCAACATTAAGAACTAACATTCTCTCTGTTGTAATACCCAATACATCATTTGTTTGAATTATGCCTCTTGACAAATCACCAGTTACAGAAATGTTTGTAACAATTCCTGTAGATCCAGTTTCTCCAATTCCTGTATTAAGACGTAAGAAAGAAGTATTAAATCCTATTTGATGTCTTCCATCTAACTGTCTAAGACTATCAGTTGATAATCCAGATATCGTTACGATATCACCAATAATTAAATCATGAGGTTGAGAAGATAATCCTATTACATTTCCAGTATCGTTGTTATAAGTAAAAACTAAATTTTCAACTTTAACTACAGTTGAACCAATCGATACTATCTCTTTACCATTAACTCTTCCAATCTCAGCAGAAAAACCTCTTCCACTGCCTAAGTTTTTAACATTTAATTTTTCTTTAACTTGATATCCAGACCCAGCATTCACCACTTCAAATAAATTTATATTTCCTCTTGATGCATAATTAACATCTATCTCTTGATCTACTAACTTACGGCTATCATGAATACCTTCATAATCAGAACCAGAATTGTCAATCTTGTATGGGTTTGTATTTCTTCTAAGATTTAGAGTGTTTAAATCTAAATCTTGGTTATTAGTTTCAACAAAGTTAAACTCATCTGGTTTTGAAATGTAATTCTGACCAATTAGATATGGAAAAATTGGAGATCTGAAGTTTTTGAATGTTCCGCTGGTCTCGTTTTCATTTGGATTAATTGTTGCAAAGTAAGCGTAAGTTCCTTCTGGATAATCAGGAGTAATACAAAATCTTCCATTATTTTCATCAAGATCACCATCTGCCAAATATTCATAATCATCAATAAAGAATCCAAGTGGAAATACATTAATTGGTGGCCCATTTTCTCTAGTTGTTTTAAGAGCATAACTAGATCTCATAATTCTTACAATACCACCATCTTTTCGATCATATCCATAAGGGCCGTAAATTGGATTACCGTCATATGACCAACCAATGATAGGTGAATGGTTGAGAGATGGTTGTTCCGCATTGTTTAAAATATTCAAGTCATTTGATGTATAATCAATTGTGCCATCACTATTTTTTTGTTTTAATATCTTTCTTAGTTCTCTAGGAACATAGAATGATGTAAATTTAATTCCTTCATCATTATCACCACGACTTAAGAATCCATCATCACCATAGAAAATATCTTCATACCTTTTAACATTATTAACTGTCCAAGATCGAATTTTAGGTAAAAATATAGCACCTGTGCCAGGAATTTTTTCTTGAACACTGACTGATGCTGTTGAGTATCCTACACCACCATTATCAACTGTAACTGAATCGACTCTTCCATTGCTAATTGAAGAAATAATTTTTGCACCAACACCATCACCAAGAATTTGTAAATCAGGAGTAGAAGTATATTCTGTTCCAGATCGAGTTACAATTACTGATTGAATTTTTCCGTCTGTAACTATCGCTTTATATTCTGAAGATGAACCAGAGGAAACTCGAACTTGAGGTGGAATACTAAAATTAAATGTTGTGTCATTACCATAACTATTACCAGATTTTTCTATATTGATTGATGTAATCGAACCTCTCACAATTGGATTAACTTTTGCATGATAATTTTCTGGATGAGATGTGTTAATTCCAATTACTCCCTTTACATTCACAGTGATTGGAGGATAGTTAAATATATGTTCTCCTGATCCAATTGATGTCAATCCAACAAATTGTTTTGAAATATAATTTTGATTTGATAAAGTTGAACCAATACCAGCAGCTGCAAGACGGAATCGATCATCATTTACTTTTAAAACATAATAATCTTGATCTGTATCTAAACCTCCAATTTTAATTTGATCATTTGAATAACGAACTATCTCACCATCGGAAAATCCATGATTTTCATATTCAATAAAATCTGAATATGTATTAATGCCGCTTAAAGGAACTAATCTTTTTTTGTTTTCATATCCTTGGCCAGGATTTTCAATAACGACTTGTCCTAATACGAGTTTTTTATTTAAACTTTGAAATCTTTGTGATCCATCAGCAAAACCTGTTAAATTTAAAAGATTTGATTTGGTTAATGCATCATTTTTATTATTTGCAAGTTTAATTGTTGTACTGTCAACTTTGGCTACGAAATATACTGACTCATCAATTAATCTATGATCTGGATTTAATTGTATTGCAGTTGTTGTAATTCCAGCACTTGCAATACCAATCGCACCAGCACCAAATGTTTTATAGATTATAGCCTCTCCATCACGGAATTTATGAAAAGTTCCAAAACCAATTGTATCATCTGCAATATTAATCGCACCACCTGTAGATGATGCATCAAAATCAATAAAATGACTAATCTCCTTTAATCTTGATTTTGCAATTGCACCTTGACCATTACCACCATTAATTTCAATAACTGGTGGATCGACATAATCAAATCCAGAATCTAGAATATCAATTCTTTCAAACTGACCTTTGACATTGGCTGTCGCACTAACACCAGTACCAGTTAAACTTTCGATAGACACTGTGGGTGGTGTGATAACGTCATATTGTGATCCACCTTCCAATACATCTATTGATTGAATACCGCCAAAGAAGATAACATCACCTGACTTATAGTTTGATATCTCTGTACCATTTACAAGGATGCCAGTCGTGCCTGGGGTTGTCTCACGTTTATTTCCATCGAATACTGGATTTAAGGAAATTCTCTTAAGTAATTTCTGATGATCAAGTTTTTTATTTGCTAAATCTGGAACAGATATTTTAAAAGTACCACTTCCTGTAGCATTCACAAAATCCCCATTTACAAGATCTGGTAAAGAGTTTGCAAGACGAATATTATTTGAACTTACACGACTTACATAATAATTTTTTCCATCAATTAAATCTCCTAAAGATCCACTAATAACACTATAAGTTACAACTTCTCCTGAATAGAATCCATGATCTGATGCACCTTCTGTTACCTGTATCAACTGTATAAGGTCGCCTCCAGTGGCGCCAGTCCACGTTACAGAACGATCTGGTGCAACGATTGGTTCTCCACCTAAACTTGGAATTGATGAAGATGTAACATAAACATGGGGATGTGGTGGTAATGCATTAGCATTATCACTATCATGATCATAAGTGTTTTGAACATCAACAGTATATTTTTTAATATTATCATGAAGAGAACTATTTCCTTTTTTAAGTTTTCTTCTTACAAATGAGATATTAAATTCATCTAGGCCAGGCAAATCACCTAACACAAACGTTGAACTACTAATCACACTCAATACACGACCAAGACCTGTTACTGCTCCCTGTCCATCTAAAACTTCAACTATATCTTCTTCTAATAACCCATGATCGGAAAAAGTAACAATATTGAAACTACTATCAGATATCTTTGAAACTGCTTTTGGAGTAAATTTAACCGATGTATTATAAACCCAAGATCCAAACTTAGGATCACTTGTACTTTTATTGATACCAAATGCACCAACGTTAATTTTATCCCCCTTATTAAAATAATATGTCTTTTCTGGTATTGGGAAATCTTTCAAAACACCAGTAATTAAAACTTCTATTTTATTTGTGCTACTTGCAAATGAATATCCATAAGCAACGTTATTATATCTTACATCATCACCAATACTTAAAGCATCGACAGCTGTTGTTAATCCTGTAAACTGATTTGTAGTTTTACCTGTATATGTTACAACACCAGCAACACTTGCTGTTGGTAATGATAAAGATCCACTTGTAGGAAATCCAACTGTTGTATCAACTGTAATTATCGTTGCACCAATTGATACAGGATCAGTAATACGAGTTCTGCCTGGAACTACGAAATCACCATTTATCGAATCTTGTGTAACGCTAACCTGATAATAGTGTTCTCCACCATATAGAAAATCTTTTACGTCAGATATCGCACCAGAGGCACCTTGAATATTAACATCATCCTCATCTTTATCTTGAAAGAGAGTTGATCCTTTTAAATTGCGAGGATCGCCTGTGATTGGTTTAACTACGAAATCTTGAGCAAATCCATAATCAGCATCAGATGGTCGAATTAAAAACTCTGATGGTTTGATAATATTAACTTCTTCACCATATAATGCTCTGAATAAAATTTTATATGATTCTTCTGTTCCCTTTGTACGATAAAAATCTTTTACTTGTCGAATAAACTTAACTTGATCTAAATTACTATCTAACTTACGTTTTTCAAAACCACTCGCAAAAGTTGTTTTTAACTTATTAAAAAATTCACGAATAAAAAGATTTGATAAATTATGAACTTTTGATCCGCCAGTATGAGATGCACCTACAGTTGTATTAAATGATAAAAGATCAGGTCTAGTGGGCTGATCCATATTATCAACACCACTGAAGCCACGAATACATCCAGTGAATGATGTTGTTCCAATACCAGTGTATGTAATTATTTCATCATCAATTTTAATTAATCCATACTTACTTGGATATCCTTGTGTAGAATCTACAAAAATTGTGTCTGAATATGATTCTGTATTTGTAGATAGTCCTGTATATTCTGTTAATGCAGCACCAACATATGTCTGTAACTTAGTATAACGATCTAAATTTTCAGCAATGTTTATCGATCCACCTTGAAATTCTTGAGAAATATAGTATTGCTTCATGAAATCCACAAAAAGTGGACTCTCGGATTGCACGAACTCAGGTAGCTGATTTTCAATTACCTGATTTATCTCGACTCTTTGTATTGAGGTATCAATCATTAATATCCGCCACCATAACTAGATCCACCACCAGATGATGAAGAGGACGATCCACCACCACTACTGATCGTAGTTGTGCTTGATGTTGTTGAAGTTGTTGAAGTTGTAGCACCTGTTGGGGCAACTGTTGAAGGTAATAACGCACTACCAGTTGTTACTGGAGAATTTGATTTTCTTGTGTACGTTGGTGTGTAGTAACTATGAGTGTGAACAAATCTTGATCCAGAAGTATTTTCACCTGATGCAATAATATCTGGAATCATTTTTATTGAAGTATTTGTCATATCAAACTTAATATACAAATCACGAAGTCCAATAATATCGTTTGAATGAGGAATTGCTTGAATTTCGATCACGTTATTTGCAATCGTTGTTGAAAGTATGTTACAAGTATCTATAAGAACTTCACCATGCATATAATCAACCGTTCCAGCGTTTTTCTTTATAACATTTGGAGTTCCTCCATCAACGTAAGTAAAGAAGAATATTCTTCCTTTTTCACGATTAATTACCTCATCAGCAAGATAAACAGTTCCTGTTACACCTTCAATTGTGAATCCTGTTGAAACAATATTGTAAGATGATTCTTGAGTATGGAACATATTACCAAAACATACCTCATACTGAGCAAATTGACCTATGGATGCGATCAAATTGCGTCGAATGGTCACAAGAGTGATATTTGATGTAATTGATGAGTCAACACTGTCAATTAATGAAATAGCCTTACTATATTTGAATCTTCCACCAAATTTATTCACATCTATTGATCTTGAATACTGAGTTAAAGCATTTGAAACTCCAGTTTTAAGATTTTCTGGATTATCATTCAAACTTGAGTTATAATATGGATTTGTTTGTAATTCAACATACAAATATTTTAAATCAAGGAACTCTGGTACAATACCAGCAACCGCATAACTCTTTAATTTTTGAATTAACTCTCTTTTTGTCTCATCAGAAAGAAAATCACCATTTCGAGGTTTAACTGAGATAAAAACTTTTCCAAAACGAGGTGGGCTCATTTCTTCACCACCAAAAGCAGTCACAGATTCAATATTTGGGTAAATAAATCCTAAAACTGACTCATAATCAGAAGATGTCACTGCACGATATTGAGATGAGTAAATTCGAGGTGCATAATATTTAATTGAAGCGATTGATTCGATTTCATCACCATCTCTTGACTTTTCATCTGTTGAAACAAGTGATATGAGATCAGAATTAATCGATGCACCATCCTGATTTGTAATATTTCCTACAAAACTGAACTCAGAAGCACCATTTCCATCTTTTCCGTCAGTTACGATATAAGAAACAGTAATATAGTTGTTATTTGATAACTTTTTACCGATTATGTTGTCACCAAAGATCAATTCATATCTTTCATCTTCAATTTCTTGTAATAAGTATGAATTTGATGTTGATGTTACACCAACAATGTTGTCAATTTGCTTATATGTAATACTTGTCGTTGAACTTTCAGATGGTTGAACTTTTACTTTGATTGTAGATGTATCAATAAAAGAATTATCAAGAATATATCTCTGATTAAACAAAGATGTGTTAACAGTAAAGTTTTGTGTTATATAATTACCTTCAAAAATTTCAATATTACTAAATTCTGCAAAGCCATTTACGACTGGAACCGTTATACTCTCTGGAATGGAAAATATGTAGTTAGTATTCAATCCAGAACCATTACAGATAATGCCAGGATTTAATGTAAGAGTTACTGCTTCCTCAAGTCCATCTACAGTGAAAGATATTCTCGCTCTTGAAGCTCGACGAGATCTTGGAACATAACCAATATTTCTTGCAAGTGAAACAACGTTCTCTCGAAGCGTAGAGGAATCGAGAAAACATTCATTTGCTGCCATATTAGTATTATAGGCAGTTGTGTATGTATTATATGCTAATGCGTCAATAATTATTGAAAGGTTAGACCCTTCAAAGTCATAATCAGTAAAATTAGTGTTTGCCCTCAGATAATCTCTGATGGACGTTTTAATTTGATCAAAATCTAAATTTGTGTATTGACCGAAAGCCATTATACTCTAGCTGGAAAAAGGAGAACGTCTACTTCTTGTGTTGGTGCTGGAAGACCAACAATATCATATTGAACCACGCAGTTCATTTCATTTGTATCAGGTGCAACTGTAACAGTTACTTCTAAATTTGCAATTCTAGGTTCAAATTTAAGTAATGATGACTTAATTTCATCTTGAATTAAGATATCATTATATGTGTTGTCTAATTCAAACAATGATTCATTGACGATTGACCCAAAACGAGGTTCAAAAGGTTTTTCACCAAGAATTGTAAAAATTATATTCTTAACAGACCTTTTAATTGCGTCTTCATCACGAATTGTCACCACATCATTCGTCACAGGATGACGTTTGAAGGATAAATTGATATCTTTGAATGCCCTAGAAGTCACTATTTACACAAAAAGTTTCCTGTTTTTATTTATACCGCTTTTTCTATCTTTTTACGACTCTAATTCTGTATTTTTCCGATTCTAAA